TTAGGTGCTTTCGGCGCTACCCTCGATCCAAGCGCAGACCTCGGACACTTTCAGCAGAGACCGGCCCTGCGCCTTGTGAATTGTGATCAATCCCTTTTTCGCAGCCCGATAGATCGTATCGCGGGAAACCGAGAACACTTTCTTGGAATCGGTCACCGGCACATAGATAGGTTGTTCGCTCATGGTGCGTTTCTCCGGCTATTTCTGGATCAGTCATCGATGTGGTGGACTTCCCAGCACACCTTGCATTTGGCGTAGTCGGGAACGTCATTCTCCGGGCCGGCATCGTCCCGGTCGTACAGCGCGTCATAGTCGTTCATGACAGCGCCGCAATTTGCGCATTTAGGCAGATCATCGTCTGTCATGGTGCCTCCGGGGATTGTTGGATTCAGTTGAGTTCGGCCACTTCGGCCTCATGTTCGACCCATTGCAGGAAGCCTCGCAGGACCGGTTGCACGTTCGTGTCGTCGGCCCAGCCTGCAAATCCCACGAAGCCATCGGCGTTGAACGTGACCGCTTCCCTGTCATCGAAGTAATAGGACACGCACCGCAGCTCGACGCAGTTGCTTCCGTGGACGCGGATCAGCGAAGGGTGGGCCATGTGGTATGTGCCCTGCATCAGCCCTGCGGCGAGCATTTCCGAATTGATCGCATTGCGAAGCCCTGACATGCGCTCAAGGGTCAGCGGGAAATGGTCAAGGCCGGAATCCGCGTATGCTTTGCGGGCGGCCTCTCTGGTGAGTTTCGCGGTCATTGGTGCCTCCGGGGATTGTTGGATTAGCGGTTGATCAGGAATTCAGCGATGCTTTCGCCCACAGCGCCTGCATCCCTGTGGCTGTATGTCACCGTGACCCTGGAAAAGGTTGCCACAGCGTTCGGGTGGGGCGCGCTTTCGCGCAGGTGTCCAACAAGGTGCTGGGCGGCAAGCTGGCTTTCCATTTGCACTGTCGTCTTAATCTGCATGGCTTCCTCCGGTGCGTTTCGGGGTTGGGGATTGTTGGAATTCAGGCGGCAACGGGAACGGCCAAATGCGCGGCGTTGGCGCTGGCAAGCACCTCGGCCATCACTGGTGGTACGCTGTTGCCGCACATGCGGGTTTGTTCGGTTTTGGTCATGATCCGTTCTCCGGCCCGGTCGATTTGGTAGCGATCTGGGAAGCTCTGGGCGCGGAATTGTTCTCGTGGGGTCAGCATTCGCATGCCGATATCGGTGACGGCGTAGGTTTCGCCATGGATCTCTACGGTCACCAAGCCGAACGTGTCGCGTGTTGCGAGGGTGTGTAGCGGTTCGTCCAAGCGTTGCCCGACGCCTTGGCCGTAGTATTTTTGCAGGAAGGCCCCGATGATCGCGCCGTGACGACCGCCCGCGCAGATAGATGGGTGGGGATATCGGATATCGCGCGCACTTCTGCTGTTGCCGTGCATGTTCATCAGGTGCGCCGCGACGATCTGTTGCTGCGTGCCGCGCGTTGTCAGGGTGCTGAGCGGTGCAGAGGCCGGTCGTCCTGCGTTGTTCTTCATTCTCGCACCGGCGTTGTGTTGCGCCAGGAAGGCGGCAACAAGAGCGTGTTTGCCGCCGCCCGCTACGGCTGTGCCAAGGGGCTTATGCAGCCCTGGCACGCGCGGGGCCTGACCGGGCCGCTCACCATAGCCTGTTTGCACAAGGGTCGGCACGATGAGCGCGTTTTGATCTTTCGGGCTGGCCGTGATCGTGTGCATCGGATCGAAGCCGCTGCGCACAGATCCCCCTTGTTGGGCATAGGTGACCAGGAACGGCTCTTTAGCATCGATCACATAGCGCATGACGCCGCGCGCGACCCGGCGGAGTGTGGCATCTGCGAGGGGGCGAATGGCGCGCAACCCGTGCTTTTCCTTGATCTCATCGCTGCTGTCAAAAATGCTGGGGCAGGGCAGAGACCAATCAATGATTTCAGCAGCAGTGCGCCATGGCTTTCGCTGTCCGTCAATGACCTCTGCGCTACTGGGCGCGCCATGTGTTGGGGCTGGCCAGACAATTGGCCGGCCGTCACAGCGCGCGATCAGGAACAAGCGCTTGCGGATGGTAGGGGCGCCATAATCGCAGGCCCGCAGCTCTTGCCATTCCACCTTGTATCCAAGGCGTTTCAGTTCTTTGACCCAATGTTTGAATGTCTGCCCCTTGCGATCCGGGCAAGGGCGGTTTTCGGCTGTCAGCGGGCCCCAGTCACGGAACTCTTCGACGTTCTCCAGCATGATCACATCCGGGCGCGCGCGTTTTGCCCATAGGACCACGACCCATGCCAGATCACGGATGTTCTTTTTGACGGGCTTGCCACCTTTGGCCTTGCTGTGGTGTTTGCAGTCTGGGCTGAACCATGCCAGCCCCACGCGACGGCCTTTGCAGACCTCTGCGGGATCCACGTGCCAGACGTTGGTATTCAAGTGCAGCGTGTCGGGATGATTGGCCTGGTGCATCGCCAGCGCTGCTGCATCATGGTTGATCGCGACGTCAGGGCTGCGCCCTAGGGCCATCTCAATCCCGGTGCTGGCCCCGCCACCGCCTGCAAAGCTGTCAATGATCATGGGGCGGGCATTGATCGGTGCCGCCGTAGGCTGATCGAGCTGGAATAGGGCGTTCATCAAGCAATAACCTCTAGTCTTTGTGGATTACAGTGAGGGCAGGGCAGCCCGCGCTTGTTCTCGGAGAGCGTCCATTCGTCAGGAATCCAGCCAGTGTCATGGTCGCAGTGGGGGCACACGAAGCGAATGCCAGGACTGCCGCCGGGGAGGTGGCCAGCATCGGCAACACGCATCCGCTTGATGGGTGCCATGCGGGGCAGGTCGTCTTTTGAGAACAGCATGGCGGCTCCATCAAAGGGTGCGTTTCGGGATTGGGGTAAGTTGGATTGGGTTCTGCTTAGAGATTATTTTTTGGGCGGTGGCGGTGATTTGGGTGAGGCCGCTAGAACTTGTGGCTGACCTGCCAGTCTGGTTTCGGGGTGCGCTCGCCATGGGCCGCAGCGCCCGCAGATGCATTCGAGCCGCCAGCGTATTTGAAACAATCCGCGGCGCTCCCAATACATGACGCCGCCGCACTCGCAGTCTTTGTTCATGGTTACTCTGGGCGGTGGTGGCACGGGCTGTTTCCTCTGGGCGGGGTTATTGAGACTCGGCGCTGAGTTCGCGCATGGCGTTCTTCAGCGCCTCGACCGCATCGGCCATGTCCAGCATGGTGGCGCCGCGCTCTGCGCGGAGGACTTCCGCAATCAGATAGATGGTGCCCTCAGTGATGGTGACAGAGGTATCAACGGTTTCGTCTTCGGGCATTTCGGCCTCCGGTGATTGGCGCGTTTCGGGGTTGGGATTAGGTAGAATGGTCGTTTTCCGCTTCGTGCAGCGCCCGATCTTCGGCGCTGGCGTCATCCCATTTGATGTCGGGCGCATCGCATTCGGCGGCGCGGATGATTGCCGCCTCAACAAGCGGCTCGATCCACGGTCGTTCGCCTGTATCTTCGTCGCCGATCTCTCGCGCCACATGCAGCACGAGGGCGGCGACATCTGTCACAAGAAAGCGGCGCGGTTCGGGTTGGCAGGATATCGCTGTGACCGGGAAGCGGATCACGATTTCGTCGCCCTCGACTGTTGCAATGGTCATGGTGCCTCCGCTGGCAACGGCGCTTGCCCGTTGTAGGGGCAGTCAGGCCGCCAGTCGGTGGCGCGGCGGGCCGGGGTCAGTCGGCAAGACATGCGAGCCGCGCTGATCCACGCAGACAGCGCGCTGGGCAGGTCAATGCCGTCCACGCTGATGCCCAGAAGATCCACGCGCCAATGCGCCTCATGGGCCGGAACGTCGGGCGTGATCGGGCGCGCTGAGCCGCCAAGCGTGCGCAGCAGGGTTGCCCGCCCAAACACGCCGCGATGCTCCATCACCTGCGCGGCGGCATAAACCTCTTGCACGCTTGCGGGCATCACGCGGCAACCTCGTGAGGCGACACCTTGGCAATCCAATTGCTGATCGCCTCATCCTCGCCGATGCCAGTCGCACAGACGCCGTGCAGCTGGATCTCCACCAACGCGCGCTTTGGAAAGGGGAATGGGTAGAGGCCACCGGTTTCGATCACCGCGCAGGCGACAGCGTCGCGGCGTTCACGGCCCTGCAGCTGGGCAATGGTCTGCGCAAAGCGGGCAGCTGTGGTTGCGGAGCTCATGCTACCGATCCCGCCTTGATGCTGGCGCCTGCGCGCCCGGCGAGAATGCGGGTCAAGCCATTGGAGAAACGGAGCCGCGCCGGAGCAACCTCGGCAGTTCCTGCCAGCGCCGCGAGGCGGTGGCCCAGCAGCTCACCCGCCATATCGGGGAGGAGATGGCGCGCCATCGCGGCCAGTTCCTCATCGGGAAAAGTCGCCAGCGACTTCGCGGGATCCAGAGATGCGAGGTCCCGCAATTGGTTTGTGGAAACCAAGTCGTCGTGGCCTGTTTTCGCTTTACCTCTGTTCATAATATGCGGTGTTGGCATTATGTCCTCCATGTTCGAGAAGGACGCTATCACCTCAAAAGGTGACTGTAAACCCCGAAAGGGTAAAATAAACCTTTCGGGGTATTTGTCTACACTGACATTTCCATGACGCAGATCCGTTTTCCCTGACCATCTTTCACAGTCGGACCAGCCTTTTTCGTTGGGAGGCCAATAGACGATAGCCATCTGATATATGCTGGAGACATCAGCGCAATTAGCTTTGTGGCGCCTAACTCTCGTGCTGCGCAGGTGAGGGCCTTGGCGTTGTCAGCGAGTATCGAATTGCGCTCTTTGGGATGAACTTCAGGGGCGACTGTAAAGCGGGTGGCCTCCCAGACGTTTGCAGCTTGTGGGGGTGTTTCCAACAGGCCCGAAGGTATGCCGTCCAGCTTCCCCTCGCAGGCATCATTGATCATGTAGGACCAAGTTCCGAACTTGCCCTTTGTCGGGTTCAACCTTGAGGCTGCGAGAGGCATGCCGTTTACATGGGAGATCACATATTTTGTACGGGGCGTATCATATTGGTCTGCTTCAGCGTCACCAGTATGGGGAACGTCCCAGTGCATTTCATCGACAAATAGTCGTTTGCGCATGGCCATGTGAAGCCACCAGAGTTGTCCGTGTTCGTGAATCGTTTCCCAGGAAACAATAGAGTGCTGCATTGATATTCTCCAAGTTGCAAACTGGGAGAAAGAATTGCACTCCTTTTACGGGAAGCGCCTCTACTTTATGGGGTGAAGTGTTAGCCCTGCGATTGCACAAATGTTCACCGCTGCGACGAAATTGTTGACCCCGATTTGCCTTTGCACAGTGGTCTTTCGTTGTTTGACGGTCTCTTCAGAAATGTCGAGTTTTGCAGAGATTTCCTTTGCTCTAAGACCTTTCGCCGCAAGATAAACAACGTCAATATGTTGAGCGTGCAGTAACCGCGCCTTACTGGTCAAGTACCCCATGTGAGCTTGCCTCACAGCTCGGCAAGCGGCTTGAGACGCAGCGTCTGTCAGATCCTTCTGCGTGGTCAGACCTACCAGGCAGAGACTTCCTGCGACTGTATCCGTGATTGAACTACCTGACCTGAGTCCGTAACCGAAACAGGCATCCTTAAAATCAGGCTCGGTAATAGAAGTAGCATTCCACTGATGAACCCCCGGGCCCCGAAGTCCGCTTGTGACAGCCGGATCTTGGGCTAACCAGCCGCGGTTATGGTAAAGTTCCTGCCACTGTTCGCTGTAACTTGTGTGAACGTCGATTTCGCCCGTTTTGAAAGAACCAACACCAAGGGCGAAGCCCTGAGGCGCGACATCAAATAAGAGGTCGGGAACGTCTGAAAAGAAATGCATCAAATTCTCTATTTTTCACCTTTTGAGGTGAAGGATGCCATTTTAGGTATTGAACCGCAAGTGTAAGTTGTGCAGCTTGGGCGCGTTTACCGTGGATGGATATTTGATATGCGTGATAACGTGCTGTCGGCCAAAGAGATTTTGAAAGAACTTGTGGGAAAAATGACCGAAGCCGAGGCTCAAGTTTATCTCGAAGAGCTTAAGAAGCTGAGCTCTCGTCAGTAGAACTGGATAGCCTATCCAGTTCCTTCAAGGCTTCTTCTTCAGACATCCCATCAATCAGCTTAAACAGCTCTGTTTTCGTGTTGGAAAGAGGGTTGTTCGAATCCAGTGCTGCGAGGTTCGATCCGAGTACCCGTAGGATTTCCTCAAGACTCTTTTGAGAAAGCGTTTTGCTCTCACCACGCATGAACTTACCGAGTGTGTTTGGCGCGATACCAGCGTCTGCGCAGATCTGCGCAGCCTTTTTCCCTTTGTAACCGATCAACGCTCCCAAGTTCGCGCGTCTTTTATCCCAAATATCATCCATGTCGACGATCCGTTGTAGACTTCACCGGCACTATTTCACCTTTCGGGGTGAAGTTGAATATACCAAAAAGGTTGTTTACAGACCTCAAAGGGGCACTTATAACCTCAAAAGGTGATAAAAGCAACTTTTGAGGTTAGCCATGAAAGCAAAGGGCGATAATGAGACCTTCTTTCCTGACTCCGACGAGTTCAGGGCATGGCTAAAGGTGGTGAAGAGCAGGTTGGGAATTAAACCTGCTGCTTTATGCGTAGCCTCTGGCGTTGCAACCAACACTCTCGGAAAGTTTGAAGACGAACGTCATAAGGGGCGAGAAATACATCTGTCAACGGCTGCGAAGGTCCATCGGACTGCCCTTAAGTTGGCGCGTGAAAAGGGTATTTTGCTTCCCCCATTGGACCAGTTCGCCAAGGACCAAGAGGCCCCGAAATGAGGGGCCCCCGCAAGCACGACGACCGCATCAAGATCACCGAAGATGGGGTGGAGATCTCTTCTGATCATGGTGCCTCTGACTTCTTCTGCCAGACAGTGAAGGTCGCAGCGTGATGCTCTATTTTCCTTCCGAGCTGCCGCCGCCTTTCGTCGGCTTCTGTGGCTGCCTTGCCCCCCAGCCATTATTAACCGGTTCGCGGTCAGAAGAACTGTTATTGCGCTGTGACATTGGATTTCTTTCCTTTCTTGGCTTCGAGAGCCTTTTGTTTGCGGGCATCAAGCTCTTCAAAGGTTGGGTAGTTCTTTCCCTCAAAGCCAATGAAGTTGCGGAGAAGGTGGTGCCACAACGGCACTTTGAGCCTCTGGTCCTGACCGTAGAAACCGGTGGCATCCATCGCGTCATTATGTGCTTTGGCGTCTACGGCTTTCATAGTCGGCGGCTCATTGGCCATGATTGCAGTGAGCCGCGATTGCGCCTGGGCAATGTCGCTCTCAGTCGGTTCGGGAATTCTCTGAAAATCGGCCAGATCTTGATAGTAGTCGTGTTGAAGCATTTGGTGCGTGCGCGCCCGGCCGCTGAAATCAAAGGTCAACTGCAGCGCCCCGATCAGAGCGGTAAAACCGCCCAGGTGCACTGCGGTGATACCTGTGGGTTTGAGCACATCGGACAGTGCGGCGGTGCCAAATGCCACCACGAAGAAATTGAGCCAACGCGCCCTGTTTTCAAACAGCTTCCGCTGAGCGGTGTGGTACAGCGCGTTTCTAAGCGCGTTAAAGATGAAATTCTGGGCGTCGTTTCTCAATTTCAATATCCTCTGATGTCGTCGTCCTCATCCTTTGGCGGTTTCGGTTGGCTGGGTCCCCAGCCTCGTTTTTCGCCGCCGTCAAACGAGTGCGAGTTTTCGATAGTCCTCATGAAGCGATCGCTCCTTTCTTGTGTACGAAGGAAGGGGTGTAGCGGGTCGCGCGTGCTAGGTGCGGCCCGCAATCAGACTATAAGGGTCGCAATTCTGCTGTCTACTGGCGGTTGTCCTAAGCCGCCGCAAATGAGTTTTCATCCTGCTGTTTTCTCCTATTGGGGCGGGATGAATACGCGCGGTGGGGTTGGGCCCCCGCCGCGCATCCCACGGCTTTTGATCACAGGATTTCTCGATTCACGGAGTGTCGCCTCTGGCGGTTATTCCGCAAAAGAACATGCGCTGGGATACTTCGCCGCTGAACATCACGGGACAGCGGAACACCAAAATCGTGCTGGCATCAGGACCTGGCGCATTCTGAAAGTACATACACGCCTGAGAAGCACGATCACCGGGGCGCGGGCGGGCGCCAGAGGCGGGTTTTCCCGTCACCGTCAGCCATTCCGGAGGTACGCAGCCCATGGGTAAGCGTAGCACCTTCAAACGCCGCAAGAACGACCTGTATCGCACGCCATGGGATCCGGTGCCGCTGCTGGCGCCCCATCTGCCCACACGGTTCCGATATGCCGAGCCATGCGCCGGAAACGGGCGGTTGATTGATCACCTTCGGTGGATCGGCGGCACCTGTACTGAGGCGGTTGATATCAATCCGGGGCGAGGGGACGTCACGCAGGGCAACGCCTTGCACTGGACACCAACGGCTAAGGTAGGCCGTCCGCTTGACTACATCATCACAAACCCGCCCTGGTCGCGGGAGATCCTTCACCCGCTGATATTGCGCTGGGCAGGTCTGTGCCCGACGTGGCTGCTGTTTGATGCGGACTGGTGCCACACGCTGCAGGCACAGCCGTACCTGCGCCACTGCCGCAAGATCGTCTCGGTCGGGCGGGTGAAGTGGATCGAGGGCAGCAAGCACACCGGAAAAGACAACTGCGCCTGGCATCTGTTCACAGCAGGGAGTCACGGGCGCACCGAGTTCGTCGGCAGGTCGGCAGCAACCAAGAAAAACAACGCCCAGCGCTGGGCGGAAAACACATGTGAGGTGACGTCATGACAGACAAGCCAAGCGGCAGGGTCACGGTCAGGCGGCGGTCGGGGTTTTCGACCATTCCGAATGCCTTGATCCGAGACACGTCGATATCCGCGGATGCACGGTTGTTGCTGTGCTACGTGATGTCCTGCAGTGATGATTGGACCTTCTATGTCTCCAAGTGCCAGGAGGTGCTGGGATGCAAAAAGGACAAATGGCAGAAGATCAGAAGAGAGGTCATCAATGCCGGTTACCTGAAGGTTCAGCCCAAACAGGGGGCCGATGGGCGCCTAGATGGCTACATTTGGGAAGTGTTCGACACTCCGCAGCCTCAACATGAGGGAGAACAAGGCGGGAACGAGTCACAAGATGTTGTGAATGCGGCCGCTGACCGTGAGCCGGAAAAACCAGCTCCCGGCGTGGAACAGTCCGAATTGTTTCACCGTGAGCCGGAAAAAACCGCCCGCCGGTGCAACCCGCCCGCCGGTAAAACCGGCTCCTTAAGAAGAACAACAAAACAAAAAGACCAACAAACAAGTTGCGCGGCTGACGCCCCGCACAATCCTGAATTTGATTTTGATGGCTTCATGGCTGAGTTCTCGGCTGCCTATCCCCGGATGGGCCTGCCAGAGGCGACCGAGGACGCACTGCGCGCGGCGCTGGGCGAGGGGGCAGACCCGGCGGAGATCCTGGCTGGTGCCCGCGCCTATGCCGTCGAGCAGGATGGCAACGCCCCGCGGTATGTGAAACTCTCCGAGAACTGGATCGCTGAGAAACGCTGGGGCCAGCACGTCACCACCCCCAAGGCGCTGGCCAATCAATCCGAGGTCTTGGCCTACTGGGCGAAAGAGATCCTTGAGGCCAAGCCCCACATGCACGGTCGTGTGTCGCCGTCCATGGCCCGGGAATGCCTGAGCGCGGGACTGGTGACCGAGCAGGATTGCCGACAGGTCGGGGTGTCGCTGTGATGCCGCCGCATTCGGACCCTGAAACCCACGGCGTGCAGTTTGGCCGGGTGGTGGTGACCGTCGACGCCGCACTGGGCGATTGCATCGTCACCGCCCCGCAGCCCGGCCCGATCTGCACCAGTCCCAAGCGAATGCGCCTGAACAGCCTCGATGAGATCCGCGGGGCCTACCGCACCCAAAGCCGCCTCGCTGCGCGCGTACCGGATCAGCACCCCCACGCCAAAGATATCGCGGCAGCGCTGGAATTCGCTGGAAAGACGCTGAGCGCCGCACAGGGCGCAAAACACCAAACGAAAGGGCAGAGCAATGCTTGATCAACAGGAACCGTCCAACGCGCAGATAGAGCGCGCCACTGAGATCTGGGACAACGTGACAGGCGCGTCATCAGAAGCCATCGCTGCGCGTGTGACGGGTGAGCGCGAGCAGCGCGGTGACTACCCGCTGGATAGTGCCGATTTCGGGCGCTGTGAGCGTCTGCTGGATGCAGTGCCTGGCTTACGGGATCAACTGTCGATGATGACCGACGTCAACGCCTACTGGGCAGCTCTGGTCAAGCGCTGGGATGATATCCGCAGCGCAGATGACCAAACCGCCCTGATCAAGGAAATCGTTACGCCCATCCAGAAGGTTGATCCGGGGCATGTGTCGCGCGGGGAAGGGGTGTCAATGCGCGTGGGACCCAATACCTTTCAGGGCGTTGATACATCTGCCAGCGAAGGCCCGCTAAAGTCCGATGGCGATGCGCTCTATTTCCGCGCCGCGGCAATTGTCGTCAGTGAGGGGAAAGCCAGCACCAGCTTTGTGCAGCGCAAGCTCGCAATCGGCTACAACAAGGCCGCGCGTCTGATCGAGCGGATGGAAGAGGCCGGGATCGTTTCTGCGCCCAACCATGTCGGGAAGCGCGAGGTAGCGACGATTGAAACAATCCGCACCGCCCTGTCCCTGCAATCCGCCATACCCGATGACGCAGACCGCGAAACCGTTGTGAAGATGCTGACAGCAGCCTGTGACGATATCGGTGGCCAGCAACTCAAAGCGAAGCACGCGGAGCAACGCAAGGCCTCTGGAAAGCCCCCGATGAAGGCAGACCCGGATTTCGACAATGCCGCAGATACCACCTACCGGGTGACGGCAGGCGAGCTGCGCCAGTTCATCGAACGGTTCGAACGCCTGGACGCTGAGAAGAAAGAACTGGCTGATCAACAGAAAGAGGTCATGGCAGAGGCCAAGGCCCGCGGCTACGACACCAAGGTAATGCGTAAGGTGATCGCCCTGCGGAAGCGCGACAAGGACGATATCGCCGAGGAAGAGGCAGTCCTCGAAATGTACAAAGAAGCGCTGGGCATGGGGTGAGGCAGACACATGGAACGCATGACAGCTGCAGACTACAAGGCCGCCCAGCGCGCTGCGGAGGGGCAGGGGGAAGACCGGCGCCGGGTTCGCGGCACGAAGCGCACCACGACCGCTGACGGCATCACCCACGATAGCAAGACAGAGGCGGACCGCTGGGAAGAGCTGAAGCTGTTGCAGGCGAGCGGTGCGATTTGTGGCCTGCGCCGTCAGGCCCCGATCCCGCTCATTGGCCGGGATGGCCCAATCATGACCGACAGCGGCAACCAGCAGCGGGTTTACAAGGCGGATTTCGTCTACGTCGACAACGCGCTTGGCGTCACCGTCGTTGAGGATCGCAAAGGGCATGAGACCGACAAGTTCAAACTGGTGAAATCAGTTCTCGCGGCTCAGGGCATTGAGCTGCTGATCACCCGCGCAAAGGGGTGAGAGCAGGAAATGGGGGTTGAAGACGATCTGAAACACGAACTTGCGAATATGCGTAAACTGCTCGATCAAGCGCAACGCGCTGGGCGGTCTGCACCGCCGCGCGCATCACCGGCGGTCGTAGCGCAGCAGCTCCAAATGCCGGATGTGGTTCGCTTCCCCTTGGCGCAATTCGCAGCCGGTCGCGGCCGCAAGGTTCCCCTGCCTGAGTTGGTCCAGGAGATTGCGGAGGTCGTAGGCCGAGAAAAGGCTGTTCGGCTTGTAGAGGGCACGCGACAGCGCGGCACGCGCCGTTGGCGGCGTCACCTCTACATTCCAAGCGACATGCCTGAAGATCACCGGATCGTTTCTCTGATCGGCTGGGAGGCTGCCCAAGCGCTGAGTTTCAGCCATGCAAACAGCGTTCTGGAACTGCCCAGCTGCCACGGACTGCGGAAAGCCTATCTGGCCGACGTTGTGGTCAAAATGGCAGGGCAGGGTGCGGATCAGGCCGAAATCGCCTCGGAGCTTGGGGTCGAGCGCAAGACGGTCGCCAGCCTCCTGGATCTGGCGGACTACTGGGCACCGCGTTTGGTTTAGGGGGGAGGAGGAATGTCTTGGGGGCCGCGACAACCAACTGAACGGCCGCTGAGTGTACCAACTCGCTGCACCTATTGCGGGACCGACAGGAGCCCCAGCTGTGGCGCACGTCGATGAAAAGCGGGGGCCGTAGTGCGTTGTGCGACACTACCCGTTGAGTACCGAAAAGGCGTCTTTGGGGTTAGGGAAGAAGGCAATATCGTTATGAATGATTGTTTTTTCGGGGTCTGCGCTGAGCTGAGCCCAAAGAGAGCGGTTCGATCTTCTCGTGTATCCAAAAATATCGACAAAGTGGCAGTCGATTGTCAGCTCAAGGATAAGGCCATCATGATTTAGAGCTGAAGGATTAATTGCTCCATGGTCAAATTCGTTAGTTTCCAAGCTAGAGGCCTCAATATCATAGAATATTTTAAGCATCTGCTTTCCGATTGGATAGTCGATGTTATTTCGAAAATTCTTTAAAATTAGGTTCACTTTCACCGAGACGCTTGTCGCGGGAGTGCGCCCGATATTTTTGACCTCTACCTCTGTCAAGATCTTCCCACTCTTAACTCGTGCGGTTGCTCTTGCAGTGTTGAGGTGGGCGCGTATTTCGGTTTCACCTATCCGTCGCGTATCGTCTACCATAGCCTTCGTTGCGGCCAGCGTTTCGCGCGTCGCATTGAGTGTTTGGGCGACCAAGTAAACTGCTATGCCGCTGATGAATGTCGCCGCTATTGAAGATAGAACCGTTAACCAAGGTGGTATCTCTTGTAGATCGGTACGCGAAAAAGCACCTAGGTGCTGTGCGAATGTGAAGCCAGAGAGTGCAGCCAGGAATACAGCTATGGCGAGCCGGTTAATCTCCAGTTTTCCTAGCTTTTCGCCCTGTTGGTGCCTGTTTGAGTGTGTCTTGGAGGCGTTCATGGTCATTAATAATGCTCTCAAAAGATCAGAATGAAAGATGGCTCATTAAGTGTTGTTCGTTGCCAAAAGTATCTTTGTTTCCGGTGTGCTATATTGCCGTTCGGCAATGGACGGATGCAAACAGGGAGCGGGCTACTTGCCGGTCAATCAAAGATTAGACTTTGACAGCTCAGGGCGTCCGGAGCCGGACGCCCTAGGCAGGGATTTCAAATCTACAGATAGAGTAAAATTTGTGATCCAAATTCATGTTGGGTGCCAAAGTCGAGAAAGAAAAACACCCAGAGACGGGCATCCACAATGATGCTGAATCTATAGTGACATTCTTTCAGAGGTTGACTGTTCTTTCCCCGGTGGTTAGGAGGGGAAGTAGGAGGAACTTCTAAGCCGGATTTTGGAAGGTTGGGCTTAGTGTTCACTGTCAACGTACAGTTTGGCGGGTCGGGTGGTGTTGCAATTCTCTTGTCAGCCATCTGGCCTCCTTTTTCTTGTTACTCCATTCTTTTGCCGAAAATGAAGGTCAGATGCAAGCGCATGGGCCCTAAACACTGCGACGGGCTTCTTAAGTACTTGAGATCGTTTGGGAGAAATGTATTTCTAAGGTTGTATTAAGAAACGAGAAAGTACATTTCGGCGCTGTTCCTCGCCGCCAGATGCGCGCAGCACTACACGTCTGACCGTCTCTCTTGCCTCTTCCATAGTGTCTACCCGACCGTACTCTGCTGGATGGACCCATGTCGCCCATGTCCAAGGCTTGGCATCATTATATGGAAAGTCATCCAAGCTTATCCGGCCCACCGAACGGCCGTTCCAGACAATCACCCAATCATCTTCGCCGACTTCGCCGCCGATCACCGTTTTTCGCATGGTCCACATGATTTGAACAAATAGGGAACATTCGAGGTGCGTCAAGCTGCACTAGGAAATTCTGCCAGAGGCTAACTAGCGCGTAGAGCGCGATCCTGTCCAAAAAGGGCAGAGGGTCGCGCGCATGACGCTTATCGAACGCATAGAGCAGGCATCAACCGGCATTGCAGTGACAGCAATGACCGCGGCGGCGTCGGGTGCTGTCTGGCTTGTCCGTCGGATTTTCACCAATCAAAAGCAGATTGAGATCCTGCAACAGTCGCTCGAGGCGCGCGATAAGCAGCGTGACGAGGATCGCGAGGCCCTTTCCGACGTCAGAACGGATGTTCGCGAGATCCGCGAATTCCTTCACCGCAGATAACCGGGGCAATGCCCCGTGAGGGGTGAAAGGAGATCTTTGCCATGCAGCTCATTAAAAACTGGAAGCAAACGCTTAAAGGGGCGTGGTCAATTCGTCTGATCGCAATCGCGTGTCTGGTGTCAGCCGTCCCTGTTTTCCTCTCGCTTGTGTCTCCTGGCTTGCTGGGTATTGACCCGGTTATTTTCGCGGCAGTTGCCATGGTGATCAACGCTCTTGCCATTCCGGCCCGCCTGATCGCACAGGTTGGATTTACTGACCTGCTGTCCGAATTCCGACGTGATACATCGGGGGCAGTGAGCACCCGGTTTGTCAAACAGGTCGGAGCGGGCGCGCTGGTCATTGCCTTGGCCACGCCATTCATCACGAAATGGGAAGGTGTCAGGCTTGAAGCCTACCGCGATATTGTGGGTGTGCCGACCATTTGTTTCGGCGATACACATGGTGTGCGGTTGGGTGATACGGCAACCATGGGCGAATGCGTCGACCGGCTCGAGCAGGATGTCCAGGCTTTCTATTCCGAGATCGCGGCCTGCATGACAAATCCGGATATTCCGGTTGGCGTTCAGGCATCAATGCTCGAACTGGCCTTCAATGTGGGATCACGTCCGGTGTGTCGATCCACGATGATGCGTCTGGCCAATGCGGGCAAATATCGCCTCGCGTGCGACGAACTGCGACGTTGGGTGATTGCGGGCGGCAAGCGCGTGCGTGGTCTGTCGAACCGACGGGCCGATAGCAAAGCAGCACTCTGCCTGCAGGGGCTCACGTAATGCGCTCTCTATCGCTGCTGATGCTCTGCGTTGTTCTGGCATCCTGTGCCAAGGGGGCGGGGATTATCGCCGGGGCGATTGCAGGTGGTCCCAGTGTGGCAGCCAATGTTCAGGCGGGCCGCACCAATGCCCAGACCGTTGGGCAAACCACGCTGCAGGATCAGCGGATCGATGACACGCAAGCCCGCAATATCGAACAGAGTTCCGGAGATACTCAGCTCAGAACCGAGCGCGTTGAGACCGTGGTCTTGCGAGAAGATCCGCCAGCGTGGTTGCTGCTGGTGGCTCTGATTGGCTGGCTACTACCCACACCGCAGCAGATCGGCGCCGCGTTCGTCTCACTGGTCGCCCGACCTTTTCGCGGGTCCCTCCCTGGGGGGTAAGGCCTGTGGGTATGCAGATGCGCAGAAATTTATGTGTGGGTGCGGCTGGGGCATAGGGTTGTTTATTATATAGATCGCCCAAGCATTTGAAAAAAAACAGCAATCCAGATCCGAAATATAAATTGGCGGCAGGTTTGGGCTACTGCCCGGTTTTTTCTCGCGAGGCGTTAAGTGTCTGTAAAAAATAAAAAATCACGTGGGCGGAATGTAAACCGGACCGAACTGGCTGAAATCAACGGCGTGTCCATGCCAACGGTTGACGACTGGGTGAGCCGCGGCTGCCCGGTCGTTCAGCGTGGGGCGCGCGGACGGGCGTGGATCTTCAACACGGCAGAGGTGCGTAGCTGGCGCGATGACGACATTCGACAGCAATCCAGCGCGATGAGCCCAGCCACCAAAGAACAGCTAATTTTGCGCAAACTGGCGGCAGAGACAGAACAGGCAGAATTGGTTCTCGCCAAGGCCAAAGAGGAAGTGGTTCCGGTCGAGCAATATGAACGAGCACTGACAAAGGCGTTTGGCGAGGTGCGTGCGGGATTCCGCGGGGTGCTGCCCCAGCGCGCGGCACGGCGTCTCATGGGCGAGATGGATGAAACAACTTTCAAAGAGAAAATGCTCGAGGAAGTCGATCACGTTCTTGAAGCGATGGCCGACCGTGATCTGGTCGAAGAAACCGATTTGTATCTGGCAGACGATGACGGCGAAGAAGACGGGGCAGGCAGTGAGTGAACGCGCGCGCTAATTTCTCTAATGCCCGCGCTGTTGTTCGGGCAACGCGTCGGGCACGTGAATTTCTACGGCCACCCCCAGATATCGACCCGTCGCAGTGGGCGGAAGAAAACATTCGCATCCCGGTCGGCAATGCGGTGCCGGGACCGATGCGTTTTGATAATGCGCCGTATCAGCGTGAAGTGATCGACATGACCGCCAACTCGCGCTGTGATCGCATCACGTTGATGTGGGGCGCGCAGGTTGGGAAGACGCAGACCGCGCTTGCCGCGCAGGCCTACCGGATTGGCTTCAACCCCGTTTCGCAGATGATGATGCAGCCCAGCCAGGGTGACTTGACCACGTGGCTGGAAACCAAGTTCAATCCCATGGTTGAGGCCAACGAGGGATTGCAGAACGTTCTGGCAAAACCACGTGGCCGCGACGGTGTGAATAACCAGCGGATGAAAAGCTACCCCGGCGGGTTCTTGATGTTCAGCTGGTCAGGATCGCCCAAGACCATGCGTGGCCGGTCGGCGCCATTCATCGTCTGCGACGAAACAGACGGCTATGATCGAACCGGTGAGGGCCATCCGGTTGGCCTTCTGTGGCAACGGGCTGCGACCTTCGGCGATCAGAAACTCCTTTTGGAGATCAGCACCCCGACAATCAAGGGCGAGAGCTGGATTGAAACCGCGTTTCTTGAGGGGGATCAGCGACACTTCCACGTTGTTTGCCCGCATTGCAGCCACAAACAGACACTGAAATGGTCTCAGGTTTCCTGGTGTAAAGACGACGACGGGCAGCACCTGCCAGAAACCGCTACCTATCTTTGCGAAGGTGAGGGTTGCCACACAGCTTGGAATGATGCCGAGCGGTGCGCTGCGATCCGCAATGCAGAAGACCAAGGCGGCGGGTGGATTGCAAAGAAGCCGTTTCGCGGCCATGCCTCTTATCATCTGTCGGAGCTCTACAGCTGCTTTCGCTATCTGAAAGACATTGTGCAGTCATTTCTGGACAAACGCGCAGCCGGGGATCTGCAGACGTTTGTGAACGTGTCGCTGGCTGAAACGTGGGAAGAGGCGGGCGACCAGCTGGAATCCTCTGTTCTGATGGCGCGTGCGGAGGAATTCCGGGCACCGGTGCCAATGGGTGCGGGAGTTCTGACCGCCGGGATCGACATGCAGAATGACCGGCTCGAGGTCGAAATCGTGGCTTGGGGGTTGGGTGAAGAATCGTGGTCTGTCGATTACAAGGTCTTGTGGGGCGACCCGCTGCAGGGTGACGTCTGGGATGAACTGGACGAGGTGCTCGCGGAAACCTGGACCCATGAAAGCGGGGCGGAGTTGCGGATCTCTGCCGCCTGCCTGGACACCGGCGGCGAGGGCGGACGGACGCAGGCCGCCTATGATTACGCGCGCGAGCGGCTGGGCCGCAAAGTCTTTGCCGTGAAAGGCGTTGGGGGCTGGGGCCGCCCCATCGTGACCCAACCCAGCAAGATCCGCCAGCGCGGCGTGCGCCCGGTATGGCTCCATTCAATCGGTGTGGATGAGGCGAAGGTTGTGGTGGCTCAGCTGGCGCGCATCCCGGCCCCGGGACCCGGGCATTGTCACTTCCCGGTGAATCGAGATCCCGCCTGGTATGACATGTTCACGGCAGAGACGTTGCGCACCAAGTATCTGAAAGGGTTCCCGATGCGGGAATGGCAGAAGGTGCGCCCGCGAAACGAGGCCTTCGATTGCCGCGTCTACGCTTATGCCGCACTCAGCATCTTGCGACCCAACATAAAGCGCTTGGTGACGGCTTTGGAGGTTCAGGGGGGCGAGGATCAAGACCTTGATCAGGCGCCGCAAAGCGAGGCTCCGGAAAATATGCCAGAGGATACATCGTCCGCAAACTCCGACAGTGGCCCAAAGCGCCGACGGACAAACCGACGAAAACGCAGGCGGCGCCATAACCTTGAATAGGGCAAAAACGTGGGCGCACTACCAGCTGAAATCGGGGCAGGGGTTACCTTTCGGGCGAGTGTATGCCTGCCGGTCTACCCTGCAACGGAATGGGGGCTTTCGCTGATCATGCGCGGCGCCAGCCAGATTGATCTGGTGGCGGATAGTGACGGCGAAAATCACAACCTGCATGCTGCGGCCAGCGAGACTGCCGGTTGGTTGCCTGGTCACTACCGCTATGAACTACGGGTGGCCGATGGTTCAGACGTGATCACGGTCGAGGTGGGCGAGCTGCGGATCGCGCCGGATCTTTCGGCGCAGGGTGCTGGTGTCGACAATCGCGACCACGTACGCAAGGTGCTCGATGCGATTGAGGCCGTGATCGAAAACCGGGCCAGCATTGATCAGCAGAGCTACCAAATCAACAACCGGTCCCTGCAGCGGACGCCACTGAATGAGCTGTTGAAGCTGCGTTCCCGCTATCGGGCAGAGCTGGCATCGAAGAGTGCGAGCCGTAAGCGCCGGGGCATGGGCCGCACAATCAAGGTGCGCATGCCATGATCGGAAAATGGTTTCGCCGTTCTCAAGCAACAGTCGCCGATGAGGTGCAGCGGGGAGCGCCGCCCATGATTGCGCTAGCCCGCCGACGTGGCGCGCGATTGTATCAGGCAGCGCAGGCGGATCGGGTTACGTCTGGTTGGTCAACGTCACCGCTTCCTGCTGATCAGATTGTGCGCCGGAACTGGCGCGCGCTTGTGGCTCGCTCCCGTGAGCAGCTGGTGAACAACAGTTATGGCAAGGCGTTTCAGCGTAGCGTGCGCCGCAATGTCATCGGTCAAAAAGGTTTCATCCTGCAGGCTCAGGTTCAAGGTGCTGATGGCAAGCCTGATGCAGATGCAAACCGCGCAATTGAGGCGGCGTTCAAGACGTGGAGCAAGGCCAAGAACTGCGATGTGAAGGGGGTTAGATCCTTCCTGCAGATCCAGAAAACACTGGTTAACGGGCTGCCGAGCGATGGCGAATTCATGGTACGTCACGTCTATGGCCGAGACGCGGGGCCTTGGGGCTATGGGCTGCAGATCCTCGATCCGGTCAACTGCCCCGTCGATTTCGATGAGGACCGCCGCCCCAATGGTCGCTTTATCCGGGCGGGCATCGAATACACCAAAATGGGGCGGCCGGTTTATTACTACTTCCACACGCTCGATGTGTCGCAGTCTGACTATTCCCATGCAGGCCGCGCCTTCATTCGGGTGCCTGCGGATCAGATCATTCACTGGTTCGAAGAGGATCTGATCGGGCAAAAGCGGGGGTTGCCCTGGATGGCAACGGCACTTTTGCGGATGCGTCAACTGGATCAATTCGAGCGCGCGGCGCTGACCAATGCGCGCGAGAGCGCAAATAAGCTGGGCGTGATTGAGTGGGATGAAGGTTTCGGGCCAGAGCCTGAAAGCGATGATGATGACGGCGAGGCTGCAGAGGTAGAGCTCAGCAGTGAAGAGGGGATCTATCATGAGATGCTGCAAGGCCAGCGTCTCAAACGGGTTGAGAGCCCGTATCCCAATGGTGAAATGGCCGTGTTTTCTAAGCACAACCTGCGCGGCGTCGCCTCTGGGCTGGGGGCGGCTTACAACGATCTCGCCAATGACCTCGAGGGCGTGAACCTGTCGAGCATGCGCCATGGCATGCAGGCTGAGCGTGACCGCTGGAAAGAGCTCCAAGAAAGCCTGATCGAGAGCTTTGTCTCAGAGGTCTTTGAGAAATGGCTCGAGTATTCGCTGGTTGCCGGAAAGATCACTTTGGGCAACGGCGCGGCGTTGTCACCTCGCCACCTGTCCAAATACCTCGATGCCATTTTCCATGCCCGCCGGTGGGATTGGATGGACCCATCCAAGGATGTGAAGGCCGACGCGGATGCGGTCGACAACATGTTCAAGTCCCGCGGCCAAGTGATCCGCGAGCGGGGCCGCAACCCGCGTGATGTGTATCGCGAATTTGCCGAGGACATTCAGGCGATGAAAGACGAAGGCATCCCGCCCGAAGTCATAGCAGCGCTGATCACCGCGAAATCAAAAGGAGGGCCTCCAAGTGTCCCAGCAGTCGAAACCGACTCCGATGAAACCGTTGCAGGCGGAGGAAACGACAGTGCGTAAGCCGAGCGACCTGATCGGGAAATCTCTGACGCGGTCGCTGACACCTGAACAGATCAACGCTGGGCAGCGTGGCGGAGGCCAGGGCCTGCAGCGGGTGGCCGAGGTTGTCACCATTGACGAAGAGGCGCGCACAGTTGAGCTCGCGTTTTCGTCCACGACGCCGGTCATGCGGTGGTTCGGTGAGGAAGTTCTTTCCCATGGACCCGGCGCGGTCGACCTTGAGCGGTTGAACAATGGCGGCGCGCTGTTGATGGACCACAATTGGCGCGACCAGGTTGGCGTCATTGTGTCGGCCCGGGTCGATGCTGATCAGGTTGGCCGTGCTGTCGTCCGGTTCAGCCGCAGCGCGCGGGCCGATGAGATCTTTCAAGACGTGGTGGACGGTATCCGCAGCCATGTGTCGGTTGGCTACTCCGTCAGCGAGATCAAAGAAGAAAAACGGGAGGGTCAGGCCAATCTGGTGACCGTCACCCGCTGGGCTCCTTTTGAAATTTCGATGGTTGCAGTCCCTGCAGATCAGACCGTGGGCGTCGGGCGTTCCGGAGAAAATCTGCCAGAGGTGACGGGGGAAAATACCGGGCAGATTGCAGAGAATGAAACAGGCGCGGGCAATGAGGCCGCAGGTAATCAGCAAAGGGAATTTGAGATGAAAACCATCATCACCCGCGACAATGAGGGCAATCTTGTCCGGGCAAAAGTTGACGATAACGGCAATATTGTCGAGGTCGTGGAAATGCTTGAACGGGCAGGTGCAGGTGATGCGGCCCTGCTGCAACGCGGGCGCGAGCAGGAAGCAACCCGGGTGCGCGAACTGACCGAGATTGGCAGTCAGTATGATGCAGAGGATCTGGCGTTGGAATTGATCCGCAGTGGTCAAGGTGTCGAGGATATGAACGCCCGACTGCTGGATCATCTGCACCAGCGCAGCACCAATCACCGTCAGATCATGGACCGTTCCGATATCGGTATGACGGATGACGAGGCCGATCAATTTTCTTTCCTGCGTGCAATCCGTGCGCTGGCCAATCCGACAGACCGCGCGGCCCAGGAAGCCGCGGCGTTCGAATTTGAAGCCTCCGACGCCGCCGCAGAAGCGCAGGGCCGGGATGCGCAGGGCGTCATGGTTCCGATGAATGTTCTGATGCGTGCCCCGCTCAACACCGGCGCCGGTGGCGTCGGGGCTGGCGATACTGGCGGCAATGCGATTGCAAACCCGCTGCTGAGCCAGAGCTTTATTCAGATGCTGCGGGTTCGCGCGATCCTGCTGCGTCTTGCTACGCCTCTTATGGGGCTGGTTGGCAATCCCGATATCCCGACGCAGGAAGGCGGCGCGACTGGCTACTGGATTGGCGAAGATGGCGAGGCCGCCGAGGATATTCTGAGCCTTGGTCAGCGCCAGTTCTCGCCGAAGACTGTGGCCGCCTATTCGGAGATCACACGGCGCACTCTGAAACAGACCAGCATGGATATCGAGGCACTGGTCCGCAGTGATCTGGCGCTTGCGCTGGCGACATCTCTGGACCTTGCGGGGTTCTACGGTACAGGCACGGATGATCAGCCCCTGGGGATCGCCAACACCAATGGTGTGAATGTGGTCGACTTCGGCGGCGCGGGTTCCGGTGGTGGCGCGGCGATGCCCACCTGGGAAGATGTGATCCAGATGGAAAGCGAGATCGCCGCCGCCAATGCGGATGTTGATCGTATGGCCTACGTCCAGAACGCCAAGATGCGCGGTCACTTCAAGAGCAAACAGAAGTTTGCTGGCACCAACGGGGCGCCGATCTGGGAAAGCGACAACACCGTCAACGGGTATCGCGGCGAAGTCACCAACCAGATCAAACAGGGTGACGTGTTCCACGGCGACTTTGGCAATGTGCTGGTTGGCATGTGGGGTGGCCTGGATCTTACCGTCGACCCCTACACGCACAGCCGCCGTGGTCGCCTGCGTCTGGTTGCGATGCAGGATGCGGATTTTGTCCTGCGTCACGCAGCTGGCCTCTGCTACGGCACCGACGCCAGCTAACGACTGCGAACAAATCCTGAGCCTTGGCCCTGTTAGGGCCGGGGCCTGAATACTCCCTGAAAGGATGTGAGAAGATGGAAAAACAGACCAAGGCCCAGAGGTCCGATTACAAGGTCGCGAGCGCGTTTGTCTGGGATGGCAAGATCCAGAAACCCGGAATGAAAGTGTCGCTGACGAAAACAGAAGCCCATGGGCTGATCAAGCGCGGCAAGATTGAAGAGGGCACCGGGCGTCAGGCACCCGCAAAGAAGGCTGCCAGCAGCAAAACCGCTGACCCAAAGCAAGATCCCGGCAAAGCTGACTGATGGCTTCGCCCACCTGGGATGATCTGGACGCCTTCCTGCAGGTTGACGATTTCGCCATCAAGGCGACCGTCACGCCGCGGGGAGGCGTTCCGCGTCAGATCAAGGGGGTATTCGACGAGCCGTATTTCAATACCCAACTTGGTGAGTATGAGGCGGACGCAACGCAGCCTCGGTTCACCTGCAAGGCCGTCGATGTTGTCGATTTGCAGGATAAGGCCGAGGTCGAAATCAACGGCCAGCCTTATTTCCTGCTGACCAATCCGCAGGAAGATGGAACCGGAATGGCGGTCCTGCAATTGGCACGGGGTTGAGGCAGTGCTGTCTTTCGACTTCGACGCGCGCGAGTTGGCGAAGATCGCGGAAGAGTTCGGCGCCAGCGAAAAGGATCTGCAATTTGCCTATTCCCGGGCGCTGCGTCGCACGGCTCAAACCATGAAAAGCCGCGCGCGCAAGGGGCTGCGCACAGAGTTGGAATTGCGCACGGCAGCGGAGCTGCGCAAACGCCTGCAAGGGTTCCGGTTCTCGCGGGGCAAAGGCATGGGTGAGGTCCGCATGTGGTTTGGCCTCAACAACATGCGCGTTTCTGCCTTTAAGGGGCGCGCACTTCGCACCGGTAGCGGTGCCTCCTACGCAGGCCAGCAGTTTGCAGGCGCATTTGTCGCCAAAAACTCAAAGGGCCGGCCAACCGTGATGCGCCGCGCCACTCAGCGGGCCTATCCGATCAAAGAGGAACGCATGCCGATTGAGGATAAGGCCCAGATCTTTATCGAGGATCAGGTTTTCGACGAGATCGAAGAGGTGTTTTTCAAGAATTTCCGGGCCGAAATCCGCGCCCGTACAATCTACAATGTGGGCAACAGGTAAGACATGGCTGACGGTATAGATCTGGATAATCTACATGAGGCCATCAAGGCGGAGATGTCTGCAAGGTTTCCGGCCGTCGGGACCGTCGAAGACTATGGCGCCCCGCGCAAAGATCTCGCTTTGCCCGCCATCCTGGTTGAGCTGGTCGATATGGAGGTCGACCCGGATAGCGATCCTGGCACCGAGCAATTGCCGGTCATCTCCAAGTGGGCCGCTCGTGTGGTTCTGAGCTTTCGTGATGACAACGTAAAACGGGAAATCCGCAAACTTGCGGGTGCGCTTGGGGTTCTGGTGCATCAAAACCGCTGGGCGCTGAAGGCAGGCCCCGCCCAGGTGACCTACATCGGGCCGGATGCCTTCGACCCTGACTTCGACAATGTCGAGGTCTGGGCTGTCGAATGGGATCAGCAGGTCGATCTGGGGCAAAGTGTATGGACAGGCGAGGGTGTCACACCGGATCGCGTGATGATCGGCTACGCGCCGAAAATTGGGCCGGGTCAGGAAGATGATTACAGCGAAGTTGGGGGTGATTCATGAGTTATTCAGCTGCGCGAAACGAGCAGGTTCGGGAAGGCATAGTCCGGTTTGGCGTTGTTACTGCGGTGGACGCTGGCCGAGCCCGTGCAAGGGTGTCCTTTGGCGGAGAAAGCGAGAGTGACTGGCTGGCGTGGATGGCAGAGCGGGCCGCGGAGATCTCGGTATGGGCGCCGGTCAGCATTGGCGAGCAGGTGGTCGTGTTGTCTGAATCCGGCGACACCGCGCAAGGCGTCATTTTGGGGTCGGTGTTCAGTGATACCAATCAGGGGCCGGGATCCAGTGAGGCGACGCACCGGGTCAAGATTGCAGGGTCCTCGATCACCATCACCGCAGATGCAATCACTTTGTCCAGCAATGGATCGACTGTTGTGATCGATGCGGGCGGGGTGTCTGTGAACGGTGTCCGGATCGATCTGAACTGATGCCGGGCGTGACCAGAAAAGGTGACAGCTGCACCGGCCATGGCCCCTTTCCGCCGCGGGCCAGCACCGGCGGCAGTGGGTCAGTTTTTATCAATGGTATCGCCGGGCATAGGCAGGGCGACGCCTGGGCGGTGCATTGTGATCCACAGCCCGTATGCCACGGTGGCAGCTTAGGAGCAGGGTCCAGCACGGTATATGCAAATGGCAATCAGCTGGGCCGGATTGGTGATCCTGTCGATTGTGGGTCAGCTGTCGCGAGCGGTTCCGGGGATGTATTCGCCGGGGGCTAGGGAAAATCGCCAGAGGACCGGGTGTCGCGGTCTGCGCCATCATGGCGACATGAACGGCATCAACGCATCAACGGGGAAACCCCTTTCAGGGCTCGCGCATCTGCGCCAGTCCGTTCGGGATATCCTGACCACTCCAATCGGCACCCGCGTGATGCGGCGCGATTATGGCAGTCGGCTGTATCGCTTGGTCGACGCCCCGATGAATGATGCCACCCGCCTTGAGATGATGGCGGCGACCTATGAGGCGCTTGAAACATGGGAGCCGCGGCTGCAGCTGGATCAGGTTGCAGTTGATATGCCTGAGCCGGGCGGGGTCATTGTGTCCATCCAGGGGCAATACTTGCCGACTGGTGATCCAGTAACACTCGACGGCATTGAGGTGCGCTGATGGCTGGTGGATTCTCTGCTATCGATATGTCGCTGTTGCCAGCACCGGATCTGGTTCAGTCTGTCGATTATGAGGTAGCATTATCAGCCATGCTGGGTGAGTTGCGCGCGCGAGCCCCGGCCTTTGATGCGCTGGTTGAAAGTGACCCGGCGTTCAAACTGGTTGAGCTTGCTGCGTTTTTCCAAACTCTGACGCTGCAGCAGATCAACGATGCAGGTCGGGCGGTCATGCCCGCGACAGCAACTGGCGCGGATCTAGATAACATCGCGGCCCGTTATGGGGTTGCGCGACAGGTGATTGATCCGGGTAATCCAGAAGCATTGCCTCCAGTCCCGGCGGTTCTCGAAAGTGATGATGATTTCCGGCGCCGAATGCTGGTCGCTTTTGAGGGGCTTACGACCGCAGGCTCTGCAGGGTCCTATATCTTCCACGCTCTGAGCGCTCACCCCGATATTGCAGATGCCAGCGTCGAAAGCCCGGCGCCGGGTGAGGTGCTTGTCACGATCCTGACGCGCGTCGCAGATGGTTCTGCGAGCCCGGAACTGCAGGCATCCACCCTTGAGGTGTTGAGCGCCGACGACGTGCGACCGCTTGCCGATATGGTGACTGTCCAGAGCGCCGCCATTACCACTTATTCAATTGATGCCAGCCTCACTGTATTGCCAGGGCCAGATAGTGAGGTGGCACGCAGCGCGGCTCAACAGGCGGCAACATCCTATGCCGCCGCGCAGCATCGACTGGGGCGAGATGTGACACTGTCGGGCATTTACGCTGCGCTGCACCGGCCGGGCGTTCAAAACGTGACGCTCACAAGTCCAGCAGCGGATATCGTGATTGGCAATGACGGTGCCGCCTTTTGCACCGGGATCAGTGTAACCGTTGGGGGATCCGGTGTCTGAAAGCTTGCTTCCTCATAATGCAACGGTCGAAGAGCGCGCGCTCGAGGCCGTGATCCGGGCGGGCCTATTGCCGCAGGTGCCGTTGCGGGCAATCTGGGACCCAGACACATGCCCTGTTGAATTGCTGCCCTGGCTTGCGTTTGCGTTTTCCGTCGACGAATGGGACCCATCGTGGAGTGAGGCCGCCAAGCGCGAAGTTGTTCGGCAGTCCGTGCAGGTTCATCGCCGCAAGGGAACCGTTGGTGCAGTGAAGCGCGCTCTGCAGGCTATCGGCACGCCTGCAGAGATCATTGAATGGTTCGAAGATGGATCAGCGCCTTACACCTTCAAAGTGTGGTTGGACCTGCGGGCGATGCTGCGCAACGGTGCTGATCTACCCGCTGAACTGATAAAACTACGCCGTGCGATCGATGCGGCCAAACCTGTTCGCAGTCACTACACCGCGCATGCGAGAGTGACAGGTCCAGCCCCAGTTTATTGTGGTGCGTTCACTACCGCAAAAGGGGCCACCTTCAACACCGCTCGCATACCAGATGCACCATCGGTCGCACTGCAAACCTATGGTGGAGCCGCCCCGGTCATCATCAAAGCCCGTCTTGGGAACGGCGTCAGCATACCGGATGCCCCGGATATTACGGCCTTTCGGCATTACGGCATGACTGCCGGTGGTCGAGGATACATCTATTCACCAATTTTGGAGGCGCCAGCATGAGCGAACCCTATGGTTTTCTGACGAATAAGGGCCGCCAGCTGGAAGCTGCCGCCCTGGCAAACGGAACTGCACTGAACGTTGCCGAGATCGCTTGGGGCACGGGTGCCCGTGCAATCACCGGTGGGGAAATCTCGCTTGAGAATGAAACTGGGCGTGCCCCGGTGATCGCTTCCGGGATCCATCCGGACAACAGCAGCGTCGCGTTTTTCCGCCATGATTTCGCGGCACAGGATGGCCCTTACATCATCAGTGAGGCGGGGTTGTTCGATGCCGCGGGCAATATGCTGGCAATTGTTACCTACCCGGTGCCGATGCCTAAGCCGCTGAATTTTGCGCTGACCTTTGACATTATGGTCGCCTTTTCGGATCTCGAGAACCTCAATATCAATGTTCTTACACCGGGGTCTCTGGTGCCAGTGGAACGTCGCATTGACACCGGATCAGGTCTGGTTGGCGGTGGAGATCTTTCTGGCAATCTCAATCTGTCCCTTGATCCAGGCGCGCTCCAAACAATGAACGACACCGAACACCTCGCCATGATTGCAGGAGCCTGACCCCATGAGCATTATCCCAAACCGTTTTCTGGCGCATGTCACGCAAGCCGGGGTCGCCATGCCGCCGGTCCCGGCGGATCACACCCGCCACATTGCCACTATCCAGACCAGCAATGACGCGGCATCCGGCGTTATTCTGACCTGCGAGATCGACGCAGGCGGCGAGACCTACAAGGTGACGCCCGCCCAGACCATCACCGAAGGCGACGCCCGCGCCAGCATGGTCGGCCCCGGAACCCTCTTGGCCGGTGACGTGCTGCGCTTTGTAGCCAGCGATGATGCAGCGCTTGATGTCTGGGTCAGCTATCACGACCGTCCGGTCGCAGAGGCGGTGCCAGAATGAGACGCGTTGTCGGACATGACGGCGCGCTGAGCAGCCCGCTGTTGTCGCTGGGCGGCGCGGGTAAGGCTGGGGGCGGCGGTAGCGTCTTTGATCCCGAATATGTGCTGTCCACAGGTCTGCGGTATCGCGGTAGCTATAAGTTCAGACAGGTGCCAGGATCGCCCACCACTAAGAATATTTCTTGGATGGCGCTCGCGCCGACCAGCGAAACCACCTGCCGGGTGATTACGTTTTCCTATGACAAATCCGGCTACAATTCGGGCGAATATGTCCTCAGCTATGACCTGCAAAACCCGCGTGACCTGACGGACCCGGCCAACTCCACCATCAGCTACATCACCAAAGCTGACTTCTACGCTGTGACGGTCAGCAGTGATGCGCGGATCTTGAAGGTCAGTCTGGATGGGCGGTTCATCGTGGACCGGGCGTTGCAGGTCTATGAAATGACAACGCCTTGGGACGTAACCACGCTGGTGCATATTCCCGCCCGATCCAGCCCGGGTGGGATGTTGCCGGGCTACAGTACCGATGTTTCCCCGGATGGCACTCTGGTCATGAAACTGACTTTGGACGGTTCGGGCAGTTCAGCCCCGCATTATGTGCACACATGGGCCGTCCCGGCGTGGGATTTCTCCGGGGTGGATCTGGCGACCGAGGGCGACACTAAGGCCCTCTATGCCGGGACCAGTTCTGGTTTTGGTCTGCGGTTGCACAACAACAACGTGTTCACCGATGTTGGGCGAACCTTCTATCGTCCAGACGGCGACTGGTCACAGTCCCCCGATGACTTGGGAACCACTCTCTATTTCAGCGGGGCCTCATCCTACACGCTGCTCTATGCGCCGCAGGGGGTGATGTACTCCCACGATACCGGCGGTGACTACTCCAACCTTTACGTACATTACTGAAAGGCAAGCTGATGACACAGCCCCTCTATTCCTTGAATGGTGCGCGCCCGGTCTTGCCACCGGCAAAACTGCGCCTGCCCAATGGTCGCTGGCGGACTGCCCCTTATACCGAGGCGGATCTGACGGCTGCGGGATATGCACCGGCCCCGGCCAGGCCCGCCTATGATCCGGCCACCGAGCGGCTGAACTGGCAGGATGGCAACTGGACGGTTGAGCCATTGCCGCCCCGAGATCCGGTCTACCGTCCTCTGACCAAGCTGGAAGCCATGACCCTGTTCCGGCACGTCACCGGCATGGATGACGCAGGCGAACTGGCCTTGCGCGAGGCCGAAAACGTCAAGCTACTGTGGATGAAATGGGAAACCGATGTGCCCCAGAGCATCCACCGCGACAACCCGGTTGTCGGCTTTTTTCTGGATGAGCTGATCGACAAGGGTCACGCCACCGGCGAACACAAGGCCGCGATGCTGGCCGCCTGGCCGCAGGAGGGTTGACGCTTTTCAGGCGGGCCTGTGTTCGGAAAATGCGCCAGAGGGAATGAGGTTGCCAACCTCGCATGATCGCAGGGAACTGCAATCATCAGCGAGGCTCTAATGTCTGGTTTTCTTCACGGCGTCGAGGTGCTCGAGATCGACACAGGCCCGCGCCCGATCCGCACAATCTCGACCGGCGTTATCGGTATTGTGGGCACTGCGCCCGCAGCTGATGCGGACGCCTTCCCCCTCAATAAGCCCGTTTTGATCGCGGGTAGCCGTTCTGAGGCCGCAAAGCTGGATATGACAGCTGACGGCACCGGTCGCGGGACACTGCCGGGCGCGCTCGATGGCATCTTCGACCAGATTGGCGCTGTCGTGATCGCCGTCCGTGTCGAGGAAGGGGCCGACGACACCGAAACACTCGCGAACATGATTGGCGGCGTGAACGCCACAACCGGACAGTTTGAGGGTGTGCATGCGCTCTTGGGGGCTGAGAGCGTTGTCGGCCATGCTCCGCGTATCCTTTGCGCGCCCGGCTGGACACATCAGCGCCTTGAGGATAGCGGCAATCCGGGCACCTATCTTGCGAACCCGGTCGTGGCTGAACTGGAAGGGATCGCGGATCGCATCGGCGCAGTGATCATCGCGGATGGGCCCAACACAACCGACGCCGCGGCGCAGGCCTACGCTGGCGACTGGGGCACTTCCGGCCGCATCTATGTGGTTGACCCATGGGTCAAGGTGCTCGGCAGCGACGGCACTCCGGTAGATCAACCGGCATCGGCCCGCGTAGCTGGTGTGATCGCACGCACTGACAATGACCGGGGGTTTTGGGTTTCGCCATCCAACCAAGGCATTTTTGGCATTATTGGCACATCGCGGCCGGTCGACTTCAAACTCGGGGATAAGGCCAGCCGGGCCAACCTTCTGAACGAAAACGACGTCGCCACCATAATTCGCCAAGATGGCTATCGCCTTTGGGGCAACCGGGTTCCGACAGCTGACCCAAAATGGCAGTTCCTGTGTGTGCGCCGCACCGCTGACGTCCTCAACGAGAGCATTCAGCGCGCGCATATGTGGGCCGTCGACCGTGCGATCACGAAAACCTACATGGACGACGTCGTCGAGGGGGTGAACGGGTTCATCGCCACGCTGATTGCCCAGGGTGCGTTGCTGGGCGGCAGCTGCTGGGCGGATCCGGATCTGAATACGCCGACCAGCATTCAGAACGGGCAGGTGTGGTTCAATTTCGACTTCACGCCGCCTTATCCGGCCGAGCGGGTGACGTTCCGCTCTGACCTCACCAATGAATACATCGCGGAGGCACTGGGCTGATGTCTATTCGGAACATCCTGAAAAACTTCAATCTCTTTGTCGACGGGCGCGGTTTTGCGGGTGAGATCGGGGATTACACCCCGGCCAGCCCGTCAATCGCCGCTGAAGAATACCGCGCCGGTGGCATGGATGGCCCCATCGATATCGATATGGGCACTGAGAAGATGACCACCAGTTTTGTCTTGCGCAACTACAGCGCGGACGTGCTGTCCCTCTGGGGCATCGCGCCGGGGGTGCTGATCCCTGTAACCGCCCGCGGTGCGCTGGAAAGCGAGGACGGGACCGTAACGCCGGTCATTCACAACATGCGCGGCAAGATCATCCAGCCTGACCGGGGCACCTGGTCTCCCGGTCAGACTGCCAGCCTCACCGTCAACATGACGCTTGAGGCGTTCAAGGAAACCATCGGTGGTCAGCTGATCACCGAAATCGACATCATCAACATGGTGCGCAGGACCGGCGGCGTGGATCGCCTCGCCCAGATCCGCGCAGCACTGGGCATCTAAGGAGCTCTCATGGACGAATTGCCTGACTACCTAACCCTGAACTCGAACGGGGAAGAGGATTCCATTTCCGTTTCCCTGCTGAAAGGTGTGACCGTCGACGGTGAAAAGCGCACAGCCTTGACGCTGCGCGAGCCGAGCGTGGGCGATCATATCGCCGCGCGCCAAACGGGGAAAAATGACAACGCCCTGGCCGAGGTCATCTTGATTGCAAACCTTGCAGAGGTGCCTCCCGATGCAATCAAGGCGGCCAAGATGAAGGATTACGACCGGCTGCAAGAGGCGCTGGGTTTTTTGAATGGCTGACGCCTGAATCCTGCCGGGCAGGGGTGTTGATCCTTGCCCGACATACCGGGTGGTCGCGCACCGAGATCACCGCAATGAGCGTCAGCCAGTTCAAATGGTGGCTGGGGGGTATCAATGGCAAAACAACGCCTTAGCGCCAGCATCACAATCGGCGGCGTTCTCGAGAAATCCTTCAAAAAGAACATTGGCCTGATCCGGTCAGGCTTCGAGAACATTGGCGATAGCATCAAGTCGGTGAAGACCCGACAGAAAGAGCTGTCGCGGCAGCGCGTGGATCTGGTCAAACAGGGCCGGTCGGTGGAAGCGCTCGACCGTGAATATGAAGACCTAGAGCGCACCTTGGAGGCTTTGGCCCGAAAGCAGCGGCGTTGGGAACGCGCTATGCGCGACAGCCGTCGGGTCGGTGAGAGTTTCGACCGCATGGCCAGCAATTTCGGGCGGATGGGTCGCCGCGTTGGTGCTGGCATTGCGGCAGTCGCCGCTGGCGTTTTTGCGCTGGCAAGCTCGACTGCATCTTATGGCGATCAGGTCGCCAAAACTGCGGGCAAGCTGGGCATCGGCATCGAGGCACTGCAGGAATACAGATACGCTGCTGAGCGTTCCGGGGTTTCAACCGATACATTCGATAGCTCTTTGACGGCGATGCAAAAACGGCTTGGCGAGGCCGCAAAGGGCTCCGGCGCTGCCAAGAAAGCGCTCGACCAAATGGGCTTGTCTGCAAAAGACCTGGTTGCGATGGGGCCAGAGCGCGCCATGGGTCAGATCGCGGATAAACTGCAGACCATCGAGAACCCTGCAGAGCGCGCAGCCATCGCGTCGGCGCTGTTCAGCCGAGCAGGGATTGGCATGATCAACATGCTGGGCGGCGGTTCTGAGGCCCTTCGACAGCTCCGCGAAGACGCGCGTAAGACGGGGTATGTGCTGAGCGAAAAAGCCGCCCGCGACGCAGAGGCCTTTGCCGATGCTCAACTCGACGCACAATTGACGGTCAAGGGCCTGAAAAACACCATCGGCGCGGAGCTGATGCCGGTTGTGACGCGGTCCATGAAGACCTTCAGCGCCTGGGCGATATCGAACCGCGAGGATGTTGCCGATTTTGCAGACACCGCAGCGCGGAAACTTGAGGCTGCCTTGCCGGTGATCGGCCAGGTGGTCGAGGGCATGGGTAAGGTATCCACCACCATCGGCGGGGTGATTTCCAAGGTAGCCACGATGGTCGGCGGCTGGGAAAACTTTGGCGTGATCATTGGCGGCCTCTTTGCCGCGCGGACAATTGGCAGCGTCCTCAGTTTTGGCTTTGCGGTTGCACGGCTGGGCGTGTCTGTCGCCGCGCTCGTACCGCTTGCCACCGGCGCGGGCGGGGCAATGGGCGTGCTGTCAGGTGGTCTGGCGCTGGTAAAAACCGGCATTATCACCGTGGGCCGTGCGCTGATGATGAACCCTATCGGACTAGCTGTCGGAGCCATCGCCGGATCCGCATATCTGATCTACAAGCACTGGGACCAGGTCGGCCCTTGGTTCGGGAAGCTCTGGGGGAACGTCAAACAGACTTTTTCCGGCGTTGGCGGGTTCATCACTGGGGTGTGGCGCGGAGATTGGGACGCTGCAGCGGACGGCCTGTCGACCGCTTGGGAGGGGGCCAAGGGCTACCTGACCACGGTGCTTGATGGCATCGGTTCGGTATTTAAGGCCGCCTGGGTCAACGTCATCAAGCCGGTAACGGATAAGCTTGGGGTCACGGACGCCATCACGACGGCATGGGAGGGCGCTGAGGCGACCATCGGCACCGTGGTGAGCGGCATCGGGTCTATTCTGCAGAAGGGCTACAACGGCACAATCAAGCCAGTGATCGACGCGCTGGGATCCACGGGGGGGATCTCTGCGGCGTGGGATGAGGTCAGAACCGCAGTGGGCGCGGTGATCGAGTGGCTGGCAGAGAAATTTGACTGGCTCATGGGAAAGCTGCAACCGGTTCTGGATGGCCTGTCTTGGCTGCGCGATAAGGGCGCTGGGGCTGTTGCCGGTATTCAGGATATCGGATCGGGATTCCGAAGCTTGTGGACTGGTGAGGATCCGGGGCAAGAGTCCGCGGCTGGTGGTGATCCGTCTGGACCAACCCAGCCCCCAACGGCCCAAAACCCGCGCTCAGGCAAAGCTGTCCCAAAAAAGGTCTCTGGATCTTATCTAGGGGGCAGCATCGGCCGTGGGTTCCGCGAGGTAGGAGAGCAGGGCCCCGAAACGATCTGGACCTCAAAAGGGGGCTATGTCGCGCATGCCAATGCAACCGAACGCCTTGCCCGCTTGTCGGAGCGTGCCGGACCGTTGCTTGACGCGATTGGGGGCGGGCTGCGGTCCGCAATGTCCAAAGCGGAGAGCGTGTCGGCGCCTATGATACAGCAGGTTCAGCTGGCAGCAGACCGCATAGCCCCGGCAATACAACCCGCGCCAGCCCCTGCGGCAGCTGCACCAGTAACGATCTACGCCCAGATCAACGCGCAACATATGACGGCGGGTGAGATCGCCGAAGAATTGGAACGCAGGGGGAGAGCGGCCCAGGCTGGCGCGCTTTACGACCAGGCGCATGATTACGGCCAATACGGGGGCGCATGATGGCAGGAACAATGCTGCAGCTTGGCACCTATCAATTCAGCATCAACAATGCTGCATATCAGAGCTTGCAACGCTCCACCGAATACCGCTGGGCCGCACAGGAGCGGGTGGGCGCTTCGGACGCCCTGCAGTTCACAGGGTTCGGGTCCGACACTATCACTCTGCAGGGAGTGATCTATCCGCATTTTCGGGGTGGACTGGGGCAGGTCGACAAGATGCGTCGCACCGCCTCGCTTGGCTTTCCGCTGCCACTTGTCGCTGGCACTGGTCGGGTGCTCGGAATTTGGGTGGTTGAAACCGTCAGCGAAGGGCAACGCATTTTTGCGACCCAAGGTGCACCGCTTCGGCAGGAATTTACGATCAGCATCAGGAGATATGATGGCGGACTCCGCAGTCTTCTACCGTTCTAAAGAGGGTGAAACCACAGACGAAATCGTCTGGCGGCATTATGGCAACCGCATAGCCGGGGCGCTTGAGATCGTGCTTGAGGCCAACCCAGGCCTTGCGGCACTGGGGCCGGTGCTGCCACTGGGCACTCAGATCAGGCTGCCGGAAATCGAGACCCCCAAGGAAGCGGAGGCAATCCGCCTATGGGATTGATGGATTTCAGGCCGTTTTTTCGGGTCGAGGTGGACGGAAAAGACATCAGCAGCACCTTGGCCCCCAGGCTGATCAGCCTTTCTCTGACCGACGCAGCTGGTGTCCAGTCTGACAATGTGCAGATTATCCTGAGTGACACCACCTTGTTCGGGCGGCTCGCTGAGCCAAAGGCCGGGGCCGAGATCCGGGTCTGGCTCGGATATCCCTTTCAGCTGAAATACATGGGTCTGTTTATCGCGGACAACGTAATTGTCGGAGGGCCGCCAGATCAGATGACGATCACCGGTATTGCGTCGGTGAATGGCGAAACCTCAAGCGGCAAGACCGCGTTGACCGACCAGAAGAAACGCAGCTGGCCCAGCGGCACCACGATCAGCGCCCTGGTGCAGAAGATCGCGGGAGAGCATGGCCTTGAGCATGCGGTTTCTGAGAGCTTGGCAAAGGTGGTTCTGTCTCATATCGACCAGATTGACGAGAGCGATATCAACCTCCTGTCCCGGATAGCGCGGGATCATGATGCAATCGCCAAGCCGGGGAATGGCCGACTGATCATGGCAAAGCGTGGCGAAAGCCTGACGGCATCCGGCGCACCTATGCCGGTGCTTAGCATCACGCCGAAGAAAATCAGTCGTTGGCAGTACCAAAATTCAACCCGCGAGAAAGCGGGCTCTGTCGTTGCGGTCTATCAGGATCATGGCAAAGGCAAATCGGTCGAATGTACCGCGGGTGAAGGTGAGCCAAAGCAACGCCTCAAGCGCCGGTTCCCGAACAAAGATGCAGCAGAGCAGGCCGCGGCGTCGGAGTTGCAGCGGCTCAAGAGGGCAGGGCGGGGCCTATCTGTCACCATGCCCGGCGATCCGGATGCGATGGCAGAGGCGAAGCTGTCGGCGGCCGGGCTCCGGTCATACGTTGACGGCGAGTGGCTGATAACCAGGGCGGAGCACAGCCTCGACAGCGGAGGATATCGCACTGCGATCACGGCTGAGCCGTTGATTTAG